GAGGAGGCAACCAATGCAGAAAACATCATACCAAACGCCTGAACTGCGAGATGAAAACGATAGCATCATACAAGAGGGCAGTTTCGGAAAAAACACAGCACTATCCAATGCTACTAATGATGGTTGGATAGATTACGTGATGAATAACCTTGAAGCACTACATGATACAATTGGCGATTCTGCACCTACGCTTGACGGCAACGGGCATGTGGTAGAGCCTGCCAATCTTGCTATCGGTGACGAGGACGGGTTACGAATAAAGAATAACTATCTGAAATTAAGCGGTGGTACTGTCAACGGAACATTGAATATCACACAGAACTTGAAAATGCAAGACAATCAAGAAAATGTTTGGGGTGGCTTGTATGTTCCCGGCACAACTGCAACATTGCAATACTTGCGGTTATACGGTGGTGAAACACCGTATAGCAATGGCGGAAATTTGCAGTTATATGATAGTGGACAGTTTACGTTACAGGCTAAAAACGGAGAAACTGCTTATAACCTTGTAGGCGATACGGACGGAACGCTAAAGTGGAGAGGGAACACAGTTGCGCTTGCTAAAGATGTACTTCCGTTAACAGGTGGGGCAATTACTAATGCTATAAGTTTTACCGGTTCTGCTGCGGTTATATATAGAAATTACGGCGAAAATGGCACTGCCGGAAGCATAACATTCCGAGGGGGAACGACTAACGATAATGGCTCATCTTTGATTTTGCGTGGCAAAGATAATCAAAACGGAAATTTTGAACTAAGAGCGTCCAATGGCGAAAATACAAGAATTTTACAAGGAGAATCGTCAGGAAAGCTATTATGGGACGGAAATAGAATTGCACTACAAAAAGATGTACTTCCATTAACAGGAGGAACATTAACAGGCGCTCTACAAACGAATAGTCCAATTACATCGACAAGCGGATATATTTATTTAAACGCAAGATGGGCAGGAATTTACAATACTAAGCCGGAATACGATGGTTCTTTAAGATTGTTTGGTGGTGGGGGCGATAACGCCGGAGCAAGACTTACTTTATTTGGACAAAACAATAATAATGGAGGGTTTAGTCTTCGTGCGTCTAACGGAGATACGCAAAAAATTTTTGAAGGAAAGTCTGATGGAACTTTTACGTGGGGCGGGCAACCAATTCAAACTACTTCCGACAAACGTAAAAAGACAGTGTTTGATGATGTTCCTGACAGCGTACTTGATGCGTGGGGCAATGTTCAGTGGCAACAATTTAAGTATCTTGAAGATGTTAAACGTAAAGGCGTTGAAAACTGCCGTTATCATACTGGTATCGTAGCGCAGGATGTTAAAAAGGCTTGTGGTGAAGTTGATATTACGGGATACGGCATTTTGTGTTATGACGCTGAAAATGGCCTGTGGACAGTACGCTATGAAGAAGCACTTGCAATGGAAGCGGCATACCAAAGACGTAGAGCAGACAGGTTAGAGGAACGGTTGAGTGAAATTGAACAGCGGTTATCCGCATTGGAGAGTCTATGAAAGACATTTTAAAGGACGTTTTTTCAAAAATTGAAGTATCACAAACGCTAAAATCCGTCACTGATAAAGGCATTGAAAAGCTGGCGGCAAGTGCTGTGGGCGCAACATTATTAGATATAGGCACTATTTTCCTGTTGCTGATGTTGCTGGAAATCATAGATATATTCACCGCCTGCATCTATCAAGCATCGCTGTTATACAAGGCTACCTACGATAAGCGGATAGTAGAAAAGCGTGGTTCACTGCTTACCTATATTAAGTACATATGGCAAGCGCACCATTGGCGGTATGTTGATAGCTACGCCTTGCGTGACGGCTTCTGCTCAAAGACCATTATTTATTCATTGCTTCTCATCACAGGGTTCTTAATCGATTTGGTTTTAAAAATTAGCCATTCACCGATTCAGCCTGCATTAGTTATTGTTTGTTGCGTACTTTCCATAACTGAAGGAATCTCGATTTGCGAAAACCTTGATAGTGCAGGAATTAAGATAGCAGGAGAAATCAGAGGCTTTTTGGAAAAGCGGAAAGAGGGGATAAAGTGAACAAGCCTGAAATTAAGGACTACGAATTGGAGTTTGCCACATTAACAGAGCGATTGCGTACTGATATGGTAGTTGTACACCACACAGGAAACCTTGCAGACGATGATTTATCCGCAGAGCAGATACACTACATGCACATTGCTAACGGATGGAGTGGTTGCGGCTATCATTTCATAATTCGTAAGAATGGCATCATTGAACAGGGCAGACCGATAGAGATGATAGGAAGTCATGCTTACGGCGAAAACTGGCATACAATCGGCGTTCACCTGTGCGGCAATTTTGAATATGTTGAGCCAACACCTGCGCAGATTGAATCAGCGGCATACTTAATTGGTTGGATTTGCGAAACATACAACATTCCTGTTGACCGCATTGTAGGGCATCGTGATTTAATGGCTACAGCCTGCCCCGGCAAATACCTCTATGAGCAGATGGACACATTAAGAGGTAAAGCGGCGTGGTACATGCGACACTATAAGAATGGATATTATGAGGAATAGCCATGTACAGGTATTACAATCCTAATCCATGTGGCAAGGCCGTTGGAGATTGTGTGATCCGAGCTGTTTCCAAAATTGAAAACATATCATGGGAGCAGGCTTATATATCCATGTGTGTGTTCGGCTATGTTCATTGCGATATGCCGTCAAGCAATGCTGTCTGGGCGGCATACCTAAAGAGTCGAGGTTACAGGCAATACGCAGTTCCCAACAACTGCCCTGTATGTTACACGGTGAAAGATTTTTGCCGTGAGCATCCGCAGGGCAGTTTTATTTTAGGCACTGGCACTCATGCAGTCGCAGTAATTAACGGCGATTACTATGACGCATGGGATAGCGGCGAGGAAGTCATTGACAGATATTTCACAGGGGAGTGGTAAAAAATGGCGTGGAATCAGTTTCCGATGAATCAGAATTTCAGTTATCCGCAAGGTAACGGGCAAATGCCAATGCAGACACAGGCAGTAATGCAGAACACGTTTATGCCGATTCAAGTGCGTGACAAGGAAGAAGCAAAATCTTATCCTATGGCGGCTAACACTACTATCTCAATGGTTGACAATACCATGACGCATTTGTTTATTAAAAGCACTAATGCAAGCGGAACAGTGGTATTGTTTGACACTTATAACTTATCTAAAGTGGTAGAGAAAAAACCTGAATACCTTACAAAAGACGACTTTGAAGCGTTCAAGAAAGAATTATTTGATTCTTTAGGGGGTAAATGATGTTCAATCCGATGCAGATGTTTGGAAATATGCAAAATATGATTGCAAATTTTAACCAATTTCGCCAGCAAATTGAGAAACAGGGTATCAATCCACAACAGCAAGTTATGCAGTTGATGCAACAGGGAAAAATGAGTCAACAGCAGTTTGAGCAGTTAAAGCAGATGGCAAACATGCTATCCGGCATGATGCGATAACGGTACTAACGCATTTTGCGTTAAGTATAAATTTTTCTAAAGGAGTGATTGTTTTATGTACGAAAACGGAAACAGCGGTTTAAGTGCAGCAGATGTTGCAGCAGTAACTGGTCGTGGTGGCTTTGGCGGTTTTGGCGGTTACGGCGACGGCGGCGTGTTTTGGATCCTGATTCTGTTCCTGTTCGCTATGATGGGCGGCTGGGGTAATTGGGGCGGCAACAACAACAATGGTTGCGGCAACATTCCCTATGGCTATGTGCAGACCGGCGTGCAGGACGGCTTTAATCAGCAGGCCGTCATGTCCGGCATCAGCGGTTTACAGACCACCGTAGCAAACGGATTCTCCAATGCCGAAGTAAACGAGTGCAACCGTGCAATGCAGATTCAGAACAACTTTGCACAGCTTGGACTGGCAGGTGTACAGGGATTTAATAACGTGGTCAGTGGCATTTCTGACCTGAAATACACGGTCGCAACAGAAAACTGCGCTGACCGTCAGGCTGTGTCCGATGGCTTGCGTGATATTATCGCAAAAAACAC